CGCGGCGGGTTTATGTTGGTTGTAGTTAATGCGAGTGTATATTCAATTTCAGCCGTTTTAGGTACAACATTCATCGGAACCTTAGCCACATCTCGAGGCGAAGTATTTATAGATGAAAACCAGAATCAGCAGATAGCTATCGTAGATGGCGTCAATATGTACATCTATAATTATTCGTTGGGATTTCCAAATTTGACCGTACAAACGACAACACCTTTAATACCAAATTATATTGTTTACCATAATACTTTTTTCTTAGTAGGAAATGGAAATACCACTACTGCTGGTGCGCCTTGGTATGCCTATGTTTATGCTTCGCCTACAACCGTTTCAACATCTTCGACTAATACTTTTGCAATTCAAACGAAACCTGACTATGCAATCGCAGTAGTTAGACTACCGGGACAAGCATCAAATGTTCTTGTTTTTGGAACCTCAGTTTGTGAAGTATTTACCAATGTTGGCGGACTTCAAAATTATAGGCGTAACAATACGATTAATGTCGATTATGGTTGCGCATCGGTTAGCACCATTGCAACTTCGGATAAATATGTGGCGTGGCTTGCGATTAACGAGAATAATGCGCCTGTTATTTTAGTTTATACCGGACAAGGGTATGAACCCATATCTACAGATGGTATTGATTATGTTTTGAGCAATATTAATTTCCCAGCACAATCAACCGCAATGTTTGTTAGGAAAGATGGACATTTGTTTTATCAGCTTACATTCTTTAACCCATCCGATAATTTAACATTAACCTATGACTTTACTACACAGAAATTCTTTGACTTAACTGATCATTATGAAAACTATCATCCAGCCAGAAACTATGTTTACTTTATGGGAAATACATATTTCGTATCATTAAATAATGGCTCAATATATCAGGATAGTACTAATTTCACGACATATAATGAAAGCATAGGTTCAGTTGACCCTACCCAAAACTTCATTATTCCAAGAACAAGAATTTGTAAGACAGTAAGGTTGCCAGATACCGCAAGATTCATTGCAAACTCATTAGCATTAATGATTGACCAAGGAAATGACCCTGGTTTCATAGGACTTCCTGACCCATTAGATAACGTTCCGTTACCAACTTATGTGCCGCATGTAGACCTTACAATCTCTCAAGATGAAGGTATTACTTGGAGTAATATCGTAACTCGAGAGATGAACCCAATAGGGTATAGACGCAATCAAATGACATGGGAAAGAATGGGTCAGTCAAACTCTTGGACGCCTAAATTCAGATTTTGGTCTACAAATTCTGTAGTAGTTAGTAATGCCGTTTTGGATATATACTCATGACAAATTTAACTTTACCTACATACATTCAGGATGATGATCAAGAAAATTACAACATTGAACTGAATGAAACACTAAGGGAATTCTTGGATGATAATTGGTGGTTGCCACAAGGTTTAACGGCAGCTCAAGTAGTCACATTGACCAATGATTTTCCAACCGGGGCTTTTTGGTTTAATATAGATATAGCGAAGATGCAGGTTTGTACGGCTCCCGGAGTCATAGAAACAATCACAAGCGTGTAAGGAGAATAGGATGTTCGGTTCATTAGCACAGTTAGCTTTAGGCGTTGGCGGTCAGATGGCTAGCAATCGCGCGAATAGAAGCAGTAGGAATGACCCTACTAGAGCTGCTGAATCACAGTTAGCCGCTGTTCCAGGTGCAGTTAGACCATATTATGATCCCTTTATTCAGCACGGCGGTAGAGCTGCAAACAGGGCTGAAATATTCAACGATAGATATCAGAATTTGTATGCGCCTTCACCGGGCAGCAACCCCAATACCTTGCCAAATCAATATGAGCAAATGGCTAATAATCCAACGGATTTTATGAATTCTTTAATGGAAAGATATAACCCATCAGTTGGATACAGATTTAAGCAGCAACAGATGCTTGACGCGATGAGAAACTCAGCTTCCGCCGGTGGATTTGCAGGCACTCCCTTTAACCAGCAGCAACAAGCTGAGACAGTCCAAGGACTGCTTGGTGCTGACATGCAACAATATTTGCAAAATGCTTTGGGAATTACTAATGCCGGAATACTTGGTAAGGAAGGCAGGATTAGTGGTCAAGAACGAGCACTTCAAAGCGCATTAAGTAATGAAGAAGCCAATATGAATCGTGGATATAACGCATCGACTGAATTATCGAATAGTCTTGCAAATCTTGCAGGAACAAGGGCAAGTAACGAATATTCAGGTGCTATGAGGCGACGTAATGATGCTCAGCAAAATATAGAGGGATGGCAGAACATTGGAAATAGGCTCCAAGGTTCTATGAATATGTTTGGTCCGGCCATGATGGGTCAAGGCGGCGGTGGAAACGGCGGATGGGGTGGCGCTAGTCGTGGCTTTACTCCTCCTACTGGTGGTGGCTATGGTGGTAATGGAGGTTACTTCTAATGGCTTTCCAAGGCATGCAATTTCCAGTTCCACAAGAATATCAAGGTAACCCGGTTCAAAATTCTGCGCAAAATGCTATGGACTTGGAACAGGGATATTACAACAATCAAATTAAAGGCGTTCAAGCTAGATTTGCCCCTCAAAATGAAGCTCAGAAATATGCACAGTCTCAGTCGAAGTCTTTTATGGACCAATTAGAGGCGCAATATAAAGAACAACAGATATTAAAAGACTTAGAGCTTAAGCATGCCCAGGCTCTTCATCATGAGGCTCAGGCCTCTCCAGAGCATTCCGCTAGGCAATTTTCGCCAACTGAAGCAAAAAAGCATATGAATGAATATGAAGATGCTGTTAATAAATATGGTAAAGATTCTTTTCAAGCTCAATTTGCACTATCGGCACTTAAGGGTTATAAAAATACATATGGGGAATTTTCTGACAAACATCCAACTTTGTCAGAAATACCTGGAAGCTATTCGTTAAAAGGACAGCCTGCAGGGGATGTAAATAAAACTAGAGCTGAAATGAAGGCTGATATACCCAAGGCTCAAAACATGATTGAAGGGTCAAGGCTTCTTGATGATTTAGACAAATTAACTAAAGAATATCCAAATCTTTCTGAGTCTTTTTCTAAGATTATGGAGTCTCCAAATGAAAGCATGTTTGCTTCAGTTAAAAAGTTATTTACTGACAAAAAAGAAAGAGCGGCTCTAGAAAAATTCCGTAAAATAACCTCTGAACTTGTTCAAAAAGGGGCAATTACATTTGGTGGTAGATCGTTTACTGACACTAGGCAAAGATTAATTGAACAAAGCAAGGCGTCTTCGGGATTAACTTTTGAGGCAAATCAATATGTCATAGAAAATATGAGGCATCTATTTGATGAGAAAAAAGGGCGCGCCCAAAAAGATGCAACTAAACTAGGGCTTCAAGATAACTATTACGTTCCTTTTGACCCTGAAGTATTTGGAGAAATTTTAAGCAAAGGCTCTCAAAACTCTGAAAGTATCAATAATAGCAATCCTATGGCTACACCTCAGCCAGCAGAAGATCCATTAGGGCTATTTTAATGAATATACAACAAATTCGAGAAAAATATCCTCAATACGAAAACATCGATGATGAAAAGTTATTAGATGCTTTTCATTCCAAATACTATTCTAAAATGCCAAAGGAAGAGTTTTACAGCAAGGTTGGTTATAATGCTCAACCGCAATCTCCTCAGCCTAACGAAAATCAAATGCTCGGCGAAAACATTCAAGCTCGTCACCCAAGGATAGCTAACTTTCTTGGAAAGCTTTCCGATACAGATGTTGGTAGAGCCACTGAATTTTTTGGAAACCTTGTTAAACCTACAAACGAAATGTTTGAAAGGTCTGGAATTCCTGAATTTGCAGGCGGTGCTTTAAGTGGTGCTATGAATATTCCCATCTCTATTTTAAATACTCCCAGCTATATTGGAGAGAAAGTAACTGGAAAGAAACTGCCTCAATTGCCCTATTCAGACTTAAATAAAGCTTTCCGACCAGGAAACGAAAACGGATTAGCTTCTCAACTTGGTAACTTTACCGGTTCATTGGCAAGTGGGCTGGGAATAGGCGGTTTATTTGGACAATCATCAAATGTATTGAACTCGCGTAATATTAGTGTTTTCGAAAATGCATTAAAAGGAGGGGGTTCTGGATATGCAATGGCCGGTGAAGGGAATAATAGAGAATTAGG